GTCCCTTCTGAATCAGTTCTTTCAAGTGTTACAACAGGTTGTAGAAGGGATACCTCAAAACGACCGTGTTCAGGCGGCGTTTAACGCGGAAGAGTTTGAGAGCTCCAGGCAGCAGTTGCTCGACGCGTACAAACTGTTGCAGGAGTTGTTCAACGATAAAGATCTTGCTATGAGTTTGGCCGCGGTGAACGCGGACCTCAAGGTGCACCAGCAGAACTCACCGCCTCAATACCAAAAGTTATGGAACCGCGCCTCTATTCTTTGGAATGAGGCACTGAAACATTGGGGAATTCTCAAGCAAGAAGTTGGGAACCATCCACAGTTTATGAACACAGCGATGAAGAAGACTTTTCAGCATTGGAACTCCGTTGCTAGTGGGCAGCCAACACAACCCGCGCAACCTCTTCCTGGAGAGAAGCAACAGACGCCAATTAAAGACCTTATCGCGGTCATGTTACAAAAGGCCAGGATGCAAGGTCCGTCATTTGCCAAGCAATTTGAGAGCATCGTTCAGTCGACCCCCGAGGAACGCTTACGCCCGTGGTTGGAGCAGCAGCTACTTGGACAGAAGGCTGCCAGTGTGCGCATTACAGCGGCTTCCCGAAGGCTTTCGAAAAGATATCCTTGGGTCCTGCACATCGCAGCAGAAACTGTAGCCGTGGATGACGCTGTAAAGCTGGTTCCTCCAGTTTTATTGGACATGCTACGCACAACGCAAGATGCAAAATTGAAGGATCTTACGCCTTCTGATTTGCAGCAAGACATGCTCGATGTAACCCAGATCTTCACCGATGCTGTTCGCCAAAACGCTACGTTGTGGACTCCTGTGAGAGATGCTTGGAATCAGTTAGCCACTTTGTGGGCAGACGTAGACTCCAAATGGGAAGGCGCTGGTGTGGAGCTCATGAAGATGACGCCGCCATTGCAAACTGCTGCTACCAATTTCTACAAGTTGCTCAAACAGAAGCTTTCAGCGGAGCCTGCAGTAGCCAAAGACGAAGTTGCTGCGCCTGCGGTTCCTCTGCAAAACCCACAGGAAACTATGCAGCAGGTAGTGCAGCAGCCCCCGCCGCAGCAAAAACAGATGCAGGCGAGCGTCATGTATAAAGGCGCCAAGTACGTACGCGTAGACCTGTAACCAGTTTTGAGGATCAACATGGCTAAGAAACCTATTTACGATAAGGACCCCAACTCGGTTCTATACATGGGGCACCGTTATGTCTTAGCTGCGGACGACGCTGAAGAAGTCAAAGACGGCGACGCTGAGGAGGCCAAGAAACGTGGGCGCCCGGGAGTCGCGCGTATTCGTAATGTAGAGTTTTGTCGTCCTGGTGGTATGCGCTTCATTATTGATATATTGGTGTTCGATGAAGCTAGTAAAATTCCTTATAATGGAAAAGCGAGCAGCAAGTCATCCCCTAAGTTGGAAATACGTAAAATTAAAAGTGAGAACGCGTTACCTCAAGAAGCCGTGATGGACCACATTCCTGAGAACACGGAAGAAGGCAAAGCTGTTCGAGAGCGCATCAGCAAGCTTCTTTCCACTAAAGGTGGCAAGGGTGACGGGTTATCCAATAAAAAAGATTTGTACTACCTTCATGTAGACGGCGGTTGGTACTGGGATGATAGCAAAAACGGATTGGAAGGAGCTAAGGTAGTTCAGAGTTTTCTGAAACTCATTGAAAAAGATTCTCCTTCTCTGGTCTACGTGTACTGCGCAAATTCCCGCGTTGACTCTATTCCTGCTTAGTGTGTGCTTCCACCATGCGTTACGCCGCTGTTTACCTGTTTAATCCCAAGCCACTTGACGCTATGGTCAAGGAGCATCTGTATGATGATTGGGATCGATCTAGCGGTATGAATCTTTTTGTGGAAGAGTGGTCGGACCTTACTACTATGGGCACCGCTGCAGACCTGATCAACCAGTTTTCTTTGCAGGATAAGCTTGGATTTTCTTCTGACGTGGTATCGGCAGACGACGTGAAGGGTCGTTACACAGACGTTAGTAACGCTTTTTACGATATCCGCGCGATGCTTGATGATACCAGTATTGCACAGCTTAATAAAGACAGTGAGCTCGCTAACCCGGATGGCCCTTCGTATGCCGCGGGTCAAGACGAGCTTCGTTTCGGTTTGACCTTTGTAGCTTCTTGGAACGACGTACAGGAGTTACGTAAGCGCTTTCCAAAGAGTGTTTCAGAAAAGACGGCTACCCTAAAAACCAACTGTGTTCAGCACGCTATTAACCTGCTACGTCACACCGATTTTGGGTTTGAGCCCGCGGACACCCAGATGGGACCAGAGGGTTCCTATGCCTACAGGGATCTTCCGGGTCTTGATATGTTACATAAAGCTCAGGAAGCTTTGGTTTCGTGTGGTATGCCCAACAAAGAGTTAGCGGCTGCAATACGTGCTTACCGTACACAACGTGAAAAAGCGAAGGCGTTAATTCACGGACCTTCTGGCACTGGTTCAAATAAGGGTGTTTTGAACGACCTTATAGAATCTATTGCCGCTGTCGCTGAAAGAGGTAGCATGACATCTACATGCCCCAAATACATTCGTTACGCTGGCGTGTTCTATGAGCGTGTCGACGATGCTGAAACAATTCGGCAAGCGTACCACCTTCCTAAAAAAATGAAGGGTGTTAAACCCTGTACCCCATCAGATCAAACAGACGAGGAAGCCAAGGAAAATCAAATTTGGTGTGTCTTCGACTGGAAGAAAAATTTACGCGCCCGCTACAAGTCTCGGAAAAAAGCACTGCAGTACAAAGTGTTTATGATCAACCGTGGAAAAGGCGGTGGCGGAAAGTAGTTTCATCCGTTGTTTGTATCAACCCAAAACAACTTACTGTATATCACCTAGCAACATTACCCCTTTTGTGTCTCGTTTCTTTTCAAGCAACATTATTGTAAGTCGCAACGCTGAATTCGTTATGTGGGCTCGGGTACTTTTGCAGAGGTTCACTCAACATTACCCCACCAAGATTAACTTTCAGAATCTCTAACCCGACGAAGCGGCAACATTATTTCAGGCAGTCAAGATGCGCCTGGCCCGAAGCCCGGCGACATAAATCAGCGGTGCAGAACGTTAACTTGGCGGTAACCCATTTCATGGAGGAAATAAATCATGCCGCTTCTCCCAGATGCGTCTGTAAAGACCAAGTACGATTTTACTCGTTCTCGGTTCGAGTGGAAGCGTCAGTTCTCGGTAGCCCCCACGGCGAACATCGTCGAAGAGGGCTCCATGCTGACGCGGCTTCCCGGACCAACCGGTGGCGAGGTAGTGCAGCTCGGTCAGTCCGGTGCTTTGGCAGCCGGTGAGCGTCCCTGTGGTATCGCTCTGATCTCGCGCATTTCCGCGAACACCTTCACCATGGTTCGTAACGTGACCGTTCCTGCGGTATCTGTACCTGCGGTACCCCTGCAGATTCAGCTTCCCAACGGAAACCTCGTTGTGACCACCGATACATGGGGCGCATGGATTCCGGTAGCTGGCGCTGCTGAAGTCTATGTTTGGGATAACACTGCTGCTATCCCTGCCCCACTCATTACCGTTGTTCACGTTGCTCCTCCGGCACCCATTGCCGGTACAGTTGACGTTGACCCGGTAACCGGTCTGATGACTTTCAACGCTGCTGAGGCTGAGCACAACCTCACGGTCACCTACCGTTGGCATTTGACCGCGGTTGAGCGCGACCTGCTGCTTCGTCAGTCTCACGTCAACCGTGGGGCCGAAGATCAGTTTGGCCTCATGACCGTCGGCTACGGTAACTGCTGGCTCTACACGTCCATGTACGTGGCGGGCGACGCTTATGTCGTTGGTGGGCAGCTTTACCTGTATGACAACGGGCTCGTGTCCGCGACTCAGCAGGGTGCCAGCGTGGCCTTTGGTCGCGTAATCTCTGTACCAAGCCCGGGTGACCCCTACCTCGGTTTTGAGTACATCAGCCCAGTCTAACCTAAACGAAGAGGTACAAAAACATGTCTAAAGTGTTTTCAGGAAAAGCGGCTCTTCGGGATCGACAGGGCCATGACATTGCCGAAGGTAAAGCTTTCGGTATTAACCCCCGTTCCGGCAGCGTGTCCTACTCGGCCACGACTCCGCTGGTCGGCGCTAACGGTGAGTACAATCAGGGCAGCCAAGCTGGTCTGATTGGTCAGCTTGACGCTATCGTTAAGCAAGCTCGCGCTGGCGAAATCCGTCAGGACCCAGGTCTTGCAAGCGAAGACATCAACGCTTGGGGACAGCAGGGACACCTGATTCAAGCAGCAATGAATGAGTCCGCCCCGAAAGACGGCGGTCCCTTCCAAGTGCTGGGTGAAGTGTTTACGGACTCCGTGGCTGAGACCATGGGCCGCATGGGTTTCAGCAACAAGATCCTGGCTCAGCAGGATGTGGCTGAAGGCGGTACCGCGCGTATCCGTATTCGTCAGAAGGATGTCACCTCTTGGCTGATGCTGAGTGACGGCCACACGGTTGAGTCGCTCATCCGTCAGAAATACATCTATCCCCGTGGGTACAACATCGAGACCCTGGTGATGATGGAAGAGGCTGAGATTCACGAGGCGGGCGCCCAGATCATCGAGGAAAAATACAACGACGCTCTCGAAGCGACGATGGTTCGTGACGACAACGTCACGAAGTTCCTCCTTGACCAGGCTGCTCCGGCGGACAACGACGTCATCGCGTTCAACGCGTTCACGCCTCAAGTGTTCGTTACCCTCAGAAATCAGATCTGGCAGTGGAGCCTCCCGGTTCCCCACGCGCTTATCGCTGTGGACCTGTGGGATGACCTGTTCGCAGACGCGGACTGGGCCCGTTGGTACTCCCCGATCGAGAAGCACGAGTTGGCCGTAGAAGGCAAGCTCGGCCGTCTTGGTGACATCGAGCTGATCACCGACGGGTTCCGCTATGACACCTTGCAGGTCCTCCGACCTGGCGAAGTGTACTT